TCACCTTCATCTAACTCAAAATTTTGTTTCAATGTATCTAAATTTATAATATCAAAATTATAATCAAATTTATTAATAAATAAATTTATGGAATTTATTTTGATATTTTCACTCATTATTAATTATATAACATTAAAATAATATAAAAAATTATACAAAGTCTTAAATATAATATGTCAAAAAAAGAAATTGAAAAATTTAATATGTTATTTGAAGAACTACTTGATAAAATGGTAGAAAAATTTAAAAATAAAAAATTAAATTCCTATAGAAGATTTTTTATTTTAATGAAAACTACTATGCCAAAAGTTCCAGTTAATATTTTTATGTCTGGATGTATAGCATACAAAGATAAAATTAAAAGTAGGGATGTAAATTTTTTTCTAGAGGATGATACGATATACCAGAAAACTAAATACTTCGGAAATTTTACAAAAGATTGTGGTGTAGGAGATTACTGGTCTTCTATGTCTTTAAGTACACAGAGTGCTATATGGGATTATATCCAGAGTTTATTTGTACTTGGAGAAATAATAATAAATAATAACAAGGATCTATTTGAAAAATATAATAAATTTTACTTATCAGATTTTAAAGATGATATTAATAATATCAATAATTCTAGTTTATTATTAACAAAATTAAATTCTTGAAGTATTAATAAATGACAACATATTGGATTAGTAATATATGTGCACTATTTAATAATTATAACTTGTTTCCGTTTAGCAGTGATATTAATGAAAATTTTAACACTGTCGCAAGACTGATAATATTTGGAACAATAGTGGCTCTTTTTATGTTTGAAGATGATTCTGAGTTAGTTTTACTAATATGCGGTTCTTTATTATTTTTATCAATAATAGTTTATTTTCTTTATAATAGAATTTATGTCTCAGATGTAAGAGATAACAAAATTAAAGATGATAAATTAATAGAAGAAAATACACATAATACTAATAGATACGATAGTTTACATAATGTTAGCTCGTCTACACAAATAAAGGGACTTAAATCTAAAGATTATACTGCAATTTATCAAAAAAATAATAACTAATTTTAAAAATAAAATATTACGATATTATTAAAAATGCCTTATTCAAATAGTATGAAAATAAATTTAAGTTCAGATGATGTATCAACATATGATTTAAACGTAAACCAAATATCTAGTAGACCAGATATGGGATTAAGAGTTTCACGACCCGTTGATGCGGCTTCTGTAAAAGAATTAACTAATATTTCTAAAATAGGATTAAATTCTTATAATATTGAAACACCAGCTGGAAAAATTAAAAACAGAACTGTTGTTGATAAATATTCTAATACTAGATTTTCCCAATTACATCCAAATATGGCAAGAAATCAACCTAGATTATCACTTCCAGATTATCCAACTACAAGTGTGATGCCAAATGAATATGATTTAAAAATGCAAAGCATTAACAGTGGAGCAACCGAACATTTTAAAAATTATAGTGTTTTGAATTTTACACCTCATGGAGTATTAGAAGATAAAAGTAAGATATCAGAAGAGGCAAACAAGGTACTTATTAAAAGACTTGATGGAAATACAAATACCTATAATATTTATAAAAATTATAATAGATTGAACTACAATTCTTTAGTTATAGCCCCTACTTATGAAAAGAAATCTAAATTCGAAAATAATGCTTTTTTGGCAAATCCTGCACCCAGTATACTTTTAACCATGAAAACACTAGATAAAATTTATATACCAGAACAAAAACTATTATAAAGATATTTCTAAAGTTATTATAAATGATACAATTAGATTCTCCGGTTCACCCAGAAATATTAAATGATATATCAGACATTATAACAATAATTTTTCTTAATAGCGAAAGTAATTCAAAAAATAATACTCTAATATGGGAAGAATTTGAAAATATAGAAAATGTAGAAAAATTATTTTTTTGTAACATTTGTCAAACAAAATGTAAAAGTGGCAAAAAATTAATTTGTAAACATTTATTTTGTAAAAGATGTATTGAAAAATGGCTAATTTATAATTCTAACACATGTCCCACTTGTAGATATAATTTGACATAAATTAAATATCTTAAATTATTTATCAATTTAAAATATTTAATATTATTAATAATGTACTATAAAATAATAGCTCTTGTTTCGATTATCATAATATCTTTTTTTGTGACAATGGGTTTTAATAACACGAATAATTTACAACAGAAAGAAATAGATTTAATTTTAGCAGATAATGTAGAACAAAACTTAAGAGACGAAACTAACGATGTGTTAAAGAAACAAATAAAAACGGACGTAGGAAATGTTTTAAACAAAAAAACTAATTCAAAAGATATATACATGGGGAAAAATATTAATAAAAAAATAATAAATTATGACGCAGAAGGAGGATTTAGTTATAATAGTTTTCAGAATTCTATGAGGAGTGGAGCAGAATGGGGAAAAGCTGGAATAAACGAATATGATTTAAAAGAACCAGACGTACAATCAAATTATACTTTTGGTTTAAATAATCAGAAAGTTTATAATAGTTTTGATAATTATAATAAAGACGGAGACTTTGGTATTGGAGATACATCCGACGCTAAAGTACAGGAAAATTATAGATATATGAAAACAGCTTTAGCACAACTACAAAATGTCAGATCTAATTCTCAAAAAAGTAATATAGACATAGATGGGGGCGTAGATAAAGAAATTCTAGTACATGCAAAATCTAAGATTATTAATCCGTCGTTTGTTTACGGTTACATCGAAAGCAAAGAACCTATTCAACTTAATAATGAGATAGTCCCTGTTTATAAAAAAACACTACCTAAAATAGAAATTGGTATAAACGAATCTAAGAATAATATAAATTCTAACAATAAAAATTTAGAATTTAATTTTTAAAAAATAAATATTAAATAAATATAAATGAAGCCTATTATAAAAGATGGAGTTGTAGATATAACGCATCATATTGATTCTCGGAATAACGGAGGAGCAAAAATTAAAGAAGAGATATCTAAGTTTAGAATTTTAGATGAGGATAGAATAGCTAAAGGTTCAAGAATATACGAAACTCCCAAACTAGCAGTTAGTAATAAAACAATAAATTTCGAAACTAAAAAATCTAATTTAGACCCTAAAAATGCCAAAACCGATTTATATACAAGGAGTGACACAGTCTACAATGACCATGTTAATTTAAGTAGAGATCGCAAAACGTCTATATATATAAATAAAAGAAGTGATTATAAAAAGGTTGCAAATGATATAAATTTAGATAATAGAAATTTCTACGAAGATAACAGTAGATTTATGGGTTCACTAGGAAATTTTAATGCGGACAAAATATGTCCAATTAGAAAATCAAGTTTCGATAATTACGGAATCAAGTTTTTAAATTCTACAATAGGATTTAAACACTCGGATAATAAAGAACTTATATCGTCTACCGTACCACTTATGAAAAACATGAATGCAAGACATACACCTATTTACATAATGAATAATGGTACAAAAAGTATAAAAATTATTAAGAATTCTTAATTTTTTCAAGAATATAAGTTAAATTATTTTCTACACTATTTGAAAAAACATTTCTTAGTCTTATAAGAGGTTTTCCACTATTAATAGAAAGTTTTATAGTTTCTAGAGAAACCCATTTTATATCATTTATTTCTAAAAATTTTGAATCTATATTTGTTTTAGAAATAAATTTTTTTGTGGATAGGAATTTATCTCTATAACTATTGCTATGTGGTATATATAAAAGATACATATAATAAGGTTTACCCCCTTGAGTTTTAGATATTACACAATTATCATAATTTTTAATTCTACACTTTAATAATTCATAATCATATACACAACCTAAAGTTTCCTCCCATGTTTCTCTAGCTGCTGTAGAAAATGTGTCACATTTATCTACTATTTCAGATCCTCCTCCAAAATCAGACCATCTATTTTCATGTGTTTTACCCAATAAGAAATATATGTTGTTATCATGAGACTTAGTATAAAATAATATACCAGATGCATATAAAATATTATTTAAAATCATTTAAATATAAATAATCCATGTTTTTATACCAAATTGTAACTTTATCTTTAATAATGTCATATCTATTAAATTTATAAATTTTAGAAATTCTATCAAATTTTTTAATATAATTTTCTAGATAAGGTTCTCCAGATAACATAATATTACTCGGTATATAATTTGGAGATATATCTACTATAATTATTTCTTTTTTTGCTATTTTAATAGAATTTTCTATAATTTTTATCCACGCATATTCTGGCATTTCATGAAATGCGTACATACAAGTTACAACATCTATAATTTTAGATGGTCTATAACTTTCTGCATTTTCTATATAAAATTCTTTATTTTTATGAATACCTTTTGCCTTTCTTATCATTATACCAGATGTATCAATACCTATACCATTTTCTGGAGTTGACAGCCCTACTCCACAGCAAAGATCTAAAACCGAATTGTATTTATAACAATCAGTTATTTCTTTTCTTATATCTCTTCCTTCATAAGCTAATATATCAATAAGTTTTGTTGAAAATTGAGCCATTTCTGCATGTAAAAAACCACCTAAACCTATGTTTCCTAGATTATGAATTTTAGGATTGAACTGATAAAGTAACATTTCTATTTAAAATTATTAATTATTTTTAAATGGAATGCAAAAATTATTAGAAAAACATTCTATAAAAGGTCCCATAGAAAAATTATTTATTCGTTCGGACTCGTACAAAAAAAAACAAATATAAAGATAATATGAGTGCTAGTGTTCCAAAAATAAAGATAGAAACAGATTATTCTACTAGACCAACAATTAAACTTAAGAATCCAGCAAATATATCCGGTGTTGATTTATTAAAAGATGACGAATCTGTATGTTCTGGTAGTACAATCGAACCAGCTTCGCCAGTAAAAAAACCTATTAAACCATCTATTAAAAAAAGTTCCCAATTTAACCCAGAAGATTTTCAAAATTTCGTGAATAGTTCAAAGCTTAAAAAGAAAGATGAGTCCGAGTCTGAAGAAGATTCTGAATCCGAAGAAGAATCAGAATCCGAAGAGTCTGATCTAAGTTCTCAATCTGACGATTCTAATGAAGAAAAACCAGATAAAAAAAGACAAAAACAAGAGATTCTTCTAAAATTGGTTGCTTTAGAAAAGAAAGGTATAGAACTTTCTAAAAAATTCTCAATGTCTTCGAAGTTATCTGACTTAAGGTTTGAATTGGACATGCATACTAAACAAGCAGAAGTCGATGTCAGTGTTAAATTTCAACAAAAATTATTAATGGCCGCTGTAACGGGATTAGAATTTGCTAATAAACGTTTTGACCCAATAGGAGCAAAACTAGAAGGATGGTCAGAATCTGTAATGGATAATTTAGATGATTATACTGAAATTTTTGAAAAATTGCATGAAAAATATAAACATAGGGCAGATTTACCACCGGAACTTCAATTGCTTGTAACTTTAGCTGGCGGTGCATTTATGTTTCATTTAACAAAGTCAATGTTCTCCGCCGCAATGCCAAAAGGCATGGATTCTAGCCAAGCTTCAGAAATAATGAAAAATATATCAAAGGCTATGCAGCAAACTTCTGAAATTTCTGGTCCTTCTTTGAATTTAAGTAGTTTAATTAATCAAGGAAGGCCGACACCTAAAGCTCATTTTGACGATGCATCTTCTTCTGGGACAGTCGAGACTTCAAAAGAAATAACTGTTAATTCTAAAGGTAAAAAATCTATAAATTTGTAATCTTTGCGTAAAAAAAATATCAAGACTATTATAAATGGGTAAATTACGCGGTGGTTATGGTTCTAATTTAGGCACTAACAATTCCTCGTATATTGATAATAAAAAAATAAGTCATGCTAATGTTAATTATACAATGTCGCCAGATAATACTACATATCATAGTATATTAACAAAAAATCATCATATGGTAGATTTTTCAAGTCTTAGCGAGGATGATAAATTAAAACTTATTTTTGATACTATTCATGATACACAGAGAAATACTTATAATTTATTAACAGCTTTATTAGTTGTTTTAATTATTATACTTATCAAAATCGTTAAAAAGAAATAAAATCATCTTTAATTATTTTAGTATTTAATGTGTTTATAGTATATCTAGTGTTATTATAGAATGATTCTCTGAATTCTTCTATAGTTAGATTTCCTCCGTATTCTTTTAAATTTAAATAAGAAGGAGCTGGTTTAATTCTAAACTGAGATCCAAAAAGCTTTCTGTAGAAACTACCTACTAGATAAAGTTTAGATTGAAAGTGTTTATTATCTATACAGTACGTTTTTACACAATTTGGAGAACAAAAATTACCATATATCTTATATCTATCTAATTCTTGACAATAATCAAATGGTAAGTAAAAAGGCGGATTATCAAAGAAATTATGACAATGAAAACATCTTAATTTAGCGATATTTTTTTCCTTATTATACAACAAAACACTTTTCTTTTTAGAAATAACATTGGTAAAATGTATATCTTCCTCGTCTTCGCTTGATAATTTTAATAAACATTCAGAATCTTTATTCTCTTCAAAAATAAGAGGTTTTTCAATTGTTTCTTTATCGTGTATTTTTATAGTTATGTTTCCAAATTTTAAATTATTAGTACTATAGTCTTTTTGATCTAAAATCTTTTCGGAAGTTTCAAATTTTATAGCTTCTGAAGTTTCAGCAAAAAAATGATTTTGAAATGATGTACTTTCCCATTTTTTCTTACGACCTCGCTTTTTAAGAATCGGTGGTTCTTTTTCTTCGGTAGTTATTTCTTCATTTACTTTTTTTTTCCTACCTCTTTTTTTAACTTCTTCCATTTATAATTAAATAATTTAAAGAATCCTTTATATTTTTTATTAATCGAAAATGTTTTTTCTATACGGGATATTAAGTACTTCCGTGGTAGGATTTTTAACTTATAGAGTAATAAAATATTTATATTTTCCAAAATTAAAATCTTTTGACAACGATTTTAAAGAAAATGACGTATATATTTTATTTTGTTATAGAATAAAATATGAAAATGGAGAGGAAGAAATATATAGTAATGAAATGACAGCCGAAGATATAGAAGAATTTAATGAAGTTAAGAAAATTAAGTACGTTATAATTGATTATATGTATAACAATAAATTCATGAGATATATTACATATAATATGAACATAGGCTTTCCAATTTATGATGTAGACGTTTCTCTATCATCACCTAGAGAAATAATATCAGAGATTTTATTGAACAAAGATGATATTACAACGTATATTAAACCCTTTTTAGGCCCCAAAGAAAACTTCTATAAAGATAAAAACGTTGTAATGAATCTTAAAGATATTCTTGAAGAACATCCAGAATTTAATAAATTAAATTTCGATGAAGGAGAAATTATAATTAGATCAGAGTCTAATAAGACTATAGTTTACGATTTACCTTGGAAACCAGTTTGGAAACCATTTTCGGGAAATTTTGATAAATCTGCTGACATATCATATTACATTAGAGATAATGTAGATAATCCATTCGGGTTTATAAATTTACCGGATGATTACAAATAGTTTAAAGAAATAAGTTATTATTTTACAAAAAATGATAGATAGATCTACTATTTTTTATTGTAAAACTGTTCAGACTAATGCAGTAAGAATATTATTTGAGGCTCTTAAAAATATTCTATCAGATATAAATTTGAAAGCCGACTCTAACGGAATTAAATTAACTACCATAGACGGAACAGAAAAAGCAATAATTAATCTTTTTCTAGATTCAGCAAAATTTGAAGAATACAAGTGTTCTCAAGAAACTAACATTGGTTTAAATTTGATTTCAATGTTTAAAATTCTAAAAGGAATTAAAAATACAGATACAATTTCTTTTGTAATATATACAGACGAGCAAGATCATATTTATATTATTACTTCCCATAGTGATAAGAAATTTACAAATACAAGTAGAATTAAGTTATTGGACATGAATGAAAAAATTTATAATATACCAGATATAGATTTTGATTCTTATATAACTATGCCTTCTTCAGATTTTCAAAGTTATATTTCAGAACTATCTTCTATATCAGAAAAAATTACAATAAGTACAAATTGTAATGAACTTACACTAACTGCAAATGGAAATTTTGCAAAACAATCTATTAAAATACACGAAACAAATACTAATAATAAAAATATGAATGAACAACACGGGGAGTTTAATTTAAAATTTATACAATTATTTACTAAGTCTACTAATTTATGTGCAACCGTTGAAATATACATTAAAACAAACTTTCCACTAACCTTGGTTTATAACGTGGCAAATCTGGGTCAACTTAAATATTGTCTCGCTCCTGAGTAATTTCAATGCTGTCAAAGACTTCTTTACTATTTTTACATTTATTACATCTAATAGTATAATATAAGTTAATAAAACTATCTTTTATGTAATTTAAAAAATTTCTGATTAAATAATTATTTCTCAAAAGTTTTATTATAGATTCTAACTCTTCAGAATCTAAGTCTATTTTAAATTTTTGAGAAAGTATTTCGTCTATACATAATATTATTATTCTATCAAATCTATTAGAACTAAAATTTAGATAGTATCTTTTATTCTTTTCTAAAAAATTAATAACTTTTATAACTAGATCTATATAGTTTATTTTATTATCTTTTAGTTCATCTTCTATTATATCTAATAAACCATTTATTACAAGTATATCTAATAATTTAACATAATGAGGCTTATTTCTTATTTTTTTAATTAATTCTTTCATTTATAATGTTATAATATTATAAATGGATAAATTATCATCTGGAATTATTCTATCATTTTTAATAACAGCTGGATTTGATGTAGCATTAAATTTATTACCACCTCCTCTTGGAGCAGACATATTAAGAGAATATTTTGATAATCATACAATTCTGTCGGCCGCTCTTATAGCCGGGTTTGTAGGAGCTGTTACTTTTGTATTTATATATATGTTATTCGGAAATAAAGTACCGAAATTATCTGCTTTTAATATGATAGTTATATTTTCTATAAGTTCCATAATGGGTATACCAATGAGATTATCTGGATTATTTCCTATATTAGATAAGTATTACTACCAAAAAATACCGAGAATTCAATCTTATTTAGCAGATGGTTTGTCTGGAATAATTGTAGCGGCCGTATATTATTTTATAAATTTTTATGTAATTTAAAATTAATATGTATAAGTTATTGTTTCTTTCTAGTTTAGTAAAGAGAGATTTTATATCTATTAAATATAGATATAATTTACAAGGACTTGTTCAAGTTCATCATATTATTCCTCTAGAATGGAGGAATCATTCAAATTTATTAGATTATGATGTTCATTCTGGATATAATTTAATTTTTTTACCGACTAAAAAAGGTAAAGAAGTTATAAACACGATAAGAAGAATACACGATGGAGGACATCATAAATATAATATATTTGTAAAAGAAAAATTAGATTTAGGTTACGATCCTTATGAACTTTGCTATTTATTGAGGGAAAAATTTATACAAAATGAAGAAATACCGTGGTAAGTTACTCTCTTATAGAAAAACTTTCTATTTTTTCTTTAGGTTCTTCCGTTAATAATTCAAAATTTTCAATCTTAAAATTTTTAGATTTATAAAATGATAGTCTTTTTCTATTCCAATTGTTAAATACACTAATACAATCGTTTATGTCTATAACAAGGGGTGGGTTTATATTTTGTTTTCTTAGAATTCTACCAACTGCTTGTTCGATATTACATTTAGGAGTTGCAAGTATAAGAGTATCTAGTTTAGGATTATCATAACCTTCTTCTGCCATCTGATAAGTAGCTATTATAATTTTACATTTATTAGATTCTATTAGTTCTTCATTTTTCATACCACCTATATATTTACCAACTGAGTAATTACTTAATTTATTGTACATCTCTTCGCAATGACTTTTTCTCTGTGTTAAAACTAAAATATTTCTATTTGCATTATAACATTCTTTAATCAAATTTAAAATGAAGTCTGTTCTTTGCGTCAAATTTGCAATATTTGTTATACTACTCGGTGTATTAATTTTTCCATTTGGCATGTGTCTTATAGTATCATCTTTATAATCGTAGTAGTTATGAATAGTTATCTTTGGTTCTAACATCAAGAGTTTAACATTTACTGCAACTTTACCCAAAAACCATTCTATTGTATGTTCTAATCTATCTACTCTTTTAAGAGTAGCGGTTAACCCTAGATTATATTTTGATCCTACACTGTAGAAAACATTTGAGAAGATTTTGGAACAGTAGTGATGGGTTTCATCATATATCGTAAATGAAAATTCTTGAAATACTTCTGGGGAATAGTCTTTTATTGATATACTCTGAATCATTCCGATGCATATATCATGGTTATTTTCAATTTTCTTACCTTGTATTATACCGGGTTTTATACCTAAAAAATTTATTATTTGTTCTTCCCATTGTTTCATAAGAGATTCTTTGTGAACTATAATTAGAGTTTTTACTTTAAGAAGATAAACAAGATAGAGAGCTGCAAAGGTTTTACCCCATCCAGTATAAAGACAAGCTATACAACCTTCTTCTTCAATGAGAGTATCGTATAACTTTTTAATAATATCAACTTGATAGTCCCTAGGCTCCGAACTAATTAAAAAATCACAATTTATTATTTTATTTTGTACAACTTCTCCTATTTTGCAAAAATATTTTGGAATGTAAATAAACTTATTTGTAAGTCTATATAAAATGTAATTTGTAACTATATCCGTCCCGGGGGTATGAGGCTGTACTATAAGTTTTTTCTTTAAATCTCCTATTTCTTTTAAAGGTACCCTTCTACCTTTCATTTATCTAAAATAATATACTATTTTATATTTGTTTAAAGACATAGTTTATTTAAAATAAAATGCCAAAGAATATTCTTGTTAATGCAAGAGATCTTAGATTATCAAATAGAAACAAAAATAAAGAAATAAGAATTTTAAAAGATATTATATATGAGAAAAATGTCAAAATATCTAAATATAATAAAAAAAATTTAGAAATATGTGTAGAATTGGAATACATTAAAAAAAAATATGAAGTTATTGATCATATATATAATAATTTATGGTGCAGATTTATGAATGTTAAAAGAAATTATGAAGAACTTCTAGGAGAATTTGTTGAAGAACTAATTGAAAATGAAGAAAATTAACTTAAAGAAATGATTAATTAATAATTATCAAATAATCATATGGAGGCATAGCTCAGTTGGTTAGAGCGTTGGTCTTATGAGCCAAATGTCGCCGGTTCGAGCCCGGCTGTCTCCATATGATTATTACTAAAAAATAAACAGTTTAAGAAAATAGGGGATAATTATATGAACTGAACAAAAGACATGCAGTGTTCTATTTGCACAGAAAATTTTAACAAGTCAAATCATCTACCAGTTGATTGTAAAGGCTGCGATAAAGATGAAAAAGCTTGTAGAACTTGTTGTCAAACTTATATTCTTAGTTCTGTCAACCAAGAACCTTGCTGTTTATTCTGTAAGACTCCTTGGGAAAGAGATTTCATGAATGAATTCTTAACTAAAAAGTTTGTAAATAAAGACCTTAAAAATCACGTGGAGAATATATTTTTAGAGCAACAAATATCACTTCTACCAGAAACACAACAAGCAGCAAAACAAGAGAAACAAATAAGAGAGTTAAAAGTTGAACTTGAAAAAGCAAATGTTGTTCTCAACCAAATTAAAAAAGCTTATTCAGATCAACTTGAAATTATAAAAGCTTATAATTTAAACATTTCAAGACTAAAATCCGGAGAAGCAGTGACAGAAGAACCAAGAAATAATTTTACACATAAATGTAAACTAGAAAACTGCAAAGGATTTCTTAATAATAGACATATCTGTCAATTATGTGATACTAAGTTTTGTGGAAAATGTATGGAAGTTAAAGAAGACGAACACGAATGTAATGAAGAATTGGTAGCAACCGTGGAAGCTATTAAAAAACAAGCTAAACCATGTCCTTCTTGCGGAGAAATGATTTCTAAAATAGATGGTTGTGATCAAATGTGGTGTGTAAAATGCCATGTTCAGTTTTCATGGAGAACTGGTAATCAAATGAACGGTTACAATCATAACCCAGAATACTTTAGATGGTTGAGAGAAACTAATCAAAATATTCCTAGAAACCCTATTGATTATCGTGGACCAACTATTTGTGGCGTAAATGACAGAACTCTTGTTAGAAGTCTAACTTTAGGACTACAATCTTCTGTTGCACTTTCTCTAGAAGGAATAATTAGATTCTATAGACACATTGAATACACAATAAATAACGAAATGTTTCAGAGAGTAGCTGACAATGAACTAAAAAATTTCCGTATTCAGTTTTTACTAAACGATATTTCAAAAAATGAATGGAAAGAGCGTATTCAAAAGGTAAATAAAAGTCTTTCCAAACAGAGATCCTTTTCAAACGTAAGGCGACTAATTTTTAATGTTTTACAAAATTTCGTAGAAAGAATGGTTGAATATCTTAGTATTAATAATTCTGCAAATAAATATAATGAACTGCTTCGAGAAGCAGAGGACTTTAGACTTTATGCTAATGCATCTTTTATAAAAATATCTGATACATATGGTTCTTCATCTTGTCCCGGTATTTTAGAAAATTGGAGAGAAGTTGGAAATCTGAAGTATGTAATTAAGAGAAGATCTCTAAATCGTTAGTAGATCTTTTTGAATATAAATGCAAAATTCATGAAACTAATAATTTTTTCACATAATGTAAGATAAGTAGTGTTTTCGTTTCTAACCTTCCATTCGTGGAAGGTTTCAACACGTAATAGTTCTAACGAATACTTCTTACATTTTTCAATAAGAAGTTCGACGTCTAAATAATATTCTGATAAAGCGCCTCGATATTGGAAATAAGTTTCGCGTTCTTCGGAGCCATTAGAAGTTAGTTCGTAGTAATAAGATTCTGCATCTTTTTTATTTATAGATAGAAAGGGTACTACAATGTCATTTTTAGAAATATTTTTTTTGATTACAATTCCATTAGAAGCTGTACCTATAAAAACACCTCCTTTTCTTAATTTTTTAGACACCATATCGAGTAATGTGTCTAGATCTTTAACAAAATAATGAAGAGCAAATTGACACGAAACTACGTCATATATAACTCCTCTATCTTTTCCGTTAACTTTTTCAAGAACATTAGGGTCGGTTGCCGAAATGTTCCAAAAGAAACATTTCGGTATAAATGTTTTGCCGCGCATGTCTTGATATCTTTGGATAGCTCCATCAAAATCATTTTTTTCATAAATAGACTTCTTGTCATTATCAAATGCTGTAACGTACTTAAATTTTGCTCTTGCCCATTTGCCAATGTCTCCTCCACGACCAACTGCTACATCTAATAGTTTATCTCCATCTGTGATTTTTTTTGCTTCTGAAATAAGACCCATTTTTATTGTATTATGAAAACTTCTAAGATTATTAATATTTTCTGGAATTTCTTCGTATACAAGATCAATAATCTTATGAATTTCTCCAGCGTGGATAGCAGCTGCCACAAAAGCGTCGTCCATCATAATATAGATTCAATTATTACTTTAAATTAAGTCTATATTATGTATTTTTTAGTAATTTAAGAATCTTCAAGACACATAATAGCCATTGCAGCATAATTATGAAGATCCATAAGAGTGTCCTTGAGTGTTTCATCTGATACATTGATTTCTACACCTTTCTTAGTGATGTTTGTATATCGAGAAAGTTTATCATTGATTCTTACAAGTACACCAATTGTTCCGTGTGTAGCAAATGCGTCTCCGTAGTCGGCATTTTTCTTAGCAAAAATTTCGCGACAAGAGTCTTGAATTTTCTTGAGTTGTTCTACGCGGTTCATGATAATATCAAATAAGTTATATCTTTAAATGTATACACAGATTTCTAAAGTATTTCCGGTAAATTTAAATGGTTTACCACAGCCATAAACTACGCCTTCTGATACCCAACGATCACATTCTTCTTTAGAAGCATGAGGATTTACAAATGAAAGATCTTTTTTATAAACAGCGTGTCTAAATATTGTACATCTAATATCGCTTTTATGAACTTGGCACATTACATTACAATGAGGACATTTAAAGTAATAATGATCATCTACAAAAGTAATTTCTGACATCTATTTAAAATTATTATACATATTTAAATTAATTATGTATTGTAACTGCAAAGAAAATTGTTTTTACTTTACTAGTTATGAAAAAGAAAAGGATTACATTTGTAAGTATTCTATTAATAAATGTAATAGACTCAAGGAGGACGGAATTAAAAAACAACCTTGTGACTTTTATAAAAAAGAATTAATCTCTAAAATAAAAGACGAACACGTTGAAGAAATTATAGAAACAAAAGAAAAATTATACAAAATAAATTATAGAGAACAATTAAATTATTACATAGATTTATGTGAAAAATTTGGACCAAATGAAAATTATTACGGTAATATAGTACATTGTATTAAGATACTTGGATATAAATATATACCTTGTGAAATATTTTCTAATATGAAAAAAAGATTGAAAAATCAGCCAGATAAAATTAATATAAAATTTAATAAATCAGAACCTATAATAAATGTTCCAGAAGAATTACAAGTTATTAGAACAAGTAAAAAACATAACATTAGAATATTAAATAAAAGTAAAGTATTTGAAGATTTTGAAATAATAGAAGAAGAAAAATACGAAGATAAAAATATAAATGATAACGAGGAAGAAGATGGTACATTTGACATAGACGATACAGAATCTATAGAAGAAGAAGACGACGTTGAATACGAGGGATATTTTTCAGATTAAAATATTAATAATAATTAAATGTTTTCAAATTTATTAGATGAAGATACTAAAAAAATTATAAATGATACGTTATTCCAAATAAAATGTTATTTAATTATAATAGTTTTATTATTGATTATAATAGCTTATTATATTCATGAAAATAATTTAAAAATATAATTTTATTTTATAAATATAATGTTAAACGTTAGCGATAATGAAATCCAGTTTTTTAAATCAGATGTTGAAAAATTTAATAAAATAGATTTAGAAATTAAATCCATAAAGGATCAACTAAAACCACTTCAACAAAAACTTAAAGAACTTAATAAATTAAAACAAGAAAAACAAACAGAGGTTTTAAATTTTATGAACTCTAATGATTTAGATGCTTGTAACACAGATGAAGCATCATTTGAAATAAAAAATTCTAAAACAATTAAACCTATTACAAAAGGAGATATTTATGATCGTATTCTTAAATTTTTTAACGAAGAATTTAAAAACATTGGATCAAAAGATCCAGAAGAAATTGCAAAAACACTTCACAATTATATATATGTTGAAGGTAGAGAAAAAGAACAAAAACAAGTACTAAAGTCTAAGTAAAATCATATTTACGTTTTTCATCTTCTTCTGAACTATAATATAGATCGTTAGTTAAAATCTTCTGTTTTAATAATTTATCTGTATAATATTTAATTTTTAAGTCTTTCATATTTTGATTTTTATCTAATTTTACTAACGCTATGTCTCCTCTATATTTATCTTGTGTAAATGAAAAAATAGTTAAATTATATTCTAAGCTTTCATTGTCATTATATAAAATTATGTATCTATCATATTTTTTATAATGATCAAAGTTACTAAACTTTTTCATATCAAATGTTCTGCAATTACAAAGTCTTTCAGATATTTCGCCATTTTGATGAAAAACAAGAAATGTTCTCATTATGTTATATGTAAATATTTTTTTTAACGCTGATATAACGATATTTACATAAAATAAATTTATTTAAAAAAATATTTTATAATAATATTATACAAAGCTAATATGTCTGTCTATGATAAGAACACTCAATGGAGTATTGAATTAAAAGAAAAGATTAAGAATTGTGATGAAGATCAATTATTAGAGTACTTCGAAGAATTATCTCATAAATGGACAATTAGCGGACAAACAGATATAATTAAATATGCTTGTGAAAATTTTAATATAGTAGATGTTTCTGTATTAGATATGGGAATACTTCAGATTGAACTTGAAAAATCTATATACGAGGCTACACATATTTATGAAAAATTTAAACATCTCGACTGTTTTGAAGAAAACAAAGGGGAGTGGGACAGAATATATGAAGTAATTTTTTATAGCGAACGTCTAGTAAGAGATGTAGCACTTCTAAATAAAACAAATGAACCCAGTCATAATCCTCTTAACAATGAAGACCCGGATGTTTTGTTTAAATATGCTCGATTTACAGACGACTCTCCCAAAACGCCCTATCAATGTCTTTTGTTATACTTTTTTGAACAATTTTCAGAAGAAGGTTTTGCACGTAATGACCTTAATCTTTATAAACCTATTGTTAAAAACGGATTTAATACTCATGCTTGGAAGAAGCTGTGTACGTTGAAAGAATATATATATCAAAAAACCGATCACAAAATAAACTACTCGCAGTGGAAAAATGCTACTGCGAATGGTTCAAGTAATATTAATAATACAGAAAAATACTTTAGTGAATTTATTGGACCAGAGTTGCCATATTTGAATAAGGACAGGTATCTTTTTGCATTTAAAAATGGAAATTATATAACAAAATACAACATCTCAGAAGAAGGCGAGCCTCCTATTTACAAAGATGTATTCGTACCATATGGAACAGACCATCCTTATATTAACAACTATTCTGTTGCAGCAAAATATCACGATAGTGATTTTGATGATTTTTCACAATATTCAGAAGAAGAATGGTTTAAAATAATTGACCATTGTCCTACATTTAAGAGTCTTTTAGATTATCAAGAATTTACAGAAGAGATCCAGATGTGGCTTTGTATTTTTATGGGTCGTATGGCTTTTAACATAGGAGAGCTAGATAACTGGCAATGTCTTCTTTATTTTTTGGGACAAGCTGGCGCTGGTAAAAGTACTATTATAATGAAAATTTTACAAAAGTGGTACGACGAAGAAGATGTAGGAGTTATTTCTAACAATATTGATACAAAATATGGGATAAAACCTCATGCAAATAAAATGATGGTCTTAGCACCAGAAATTTCAGAAAACTTTAAGATGGAACAGACAGATTGGCAATTATTAGTTGAAGGAGGAAGAAATACTTATTCCGAGAAATATAAAAGCGATGAAACTATAGAATGGAAGTTACATATGACAATGGGAGGAAATAAAATGATGAGATACAAAAATAATTCCGAAAGTGTATCTCGGAGAACAGTTGTTGTGAATTTTTGGAAAAAAGTAGTAAATACGGATACCGAACTAGATAAGAAACTACTAAAAGAACTACCAATTATAATGAAGTTATGTATTAAAGGATACTATTCCGCTATTAATAAATATGGTAAAAAAGGTATTTGGAATATTCTTCCAAAGTACTTTCATGAAAACAAAGAAGAAATGGAACAGACAACCAATTCTCTACAAAATTTCTTGAAATCTGGAAAAGTAGTATTTGATAAAAAATACTACGTACCGATGAAAATTTTTCAACAAGCATTTAATGAACATTGTCGAGAAAATAATCTTCCACGAGAACAGTTTACAAAAGACTTTTATGGGGCGATATTTATAAATAATAATATTAAAATAATAGCATCCGGAACTCATGAATATCCTCCAAACTCTGGAATAGTTGTTAAAAGAACAACATTTTTGAAAGGAATAGATATCCCCAGCGATGATAATGAATTGGACAGTCCAGAATAAATTTACGTTATATTTTAAAAAATAATAAGCTAAATAAAATTATAATGGTTAAAAATAGCTCATATATTGATAATACTTTTTTTTATATAATAATACTTTTAACAGTATTACTTGGTCTTGGACTATTTAAGGTATTTGTAACATTATCTTTAGTAGATAATAAAATCGAGTTTTTAACAGAAAAAGTTGAAAAGGATAATAATCAAGATCCAGGTACAAGCGGTGTTACTTTAGAGGAAAAAATAGCAGAACATTTAGACTCTTTAAGTAAAGAAGAAATTTTAGAGTCTATTGAAGAAATTGACGGCGAGTAATATTATATTCTTCTTCATTTACAAATAAGTTCCAATTTATTTTTTTAATTATATCTAGTTCTAATTTTGAAGTAGTATTTATTTCGAAGTCTAATAAAAATTTATTAGCAAGTATTAAACAACTTATGATAACTTCATCTAAATTTCTACTAGATATATTGTTATTATTATAATAACGTCGTAAATATATTAAACTTATTATTAAAATAGATTCTTCAATAGAATTTTTATTATAAAACATTATAGCTCTGTTTGAAGCTATATTAAAATTTTTTATATTATAATTAATTAATTTATCTATTAATAACATTTAATATAATATTTCATTATTATTTTCTAAAAAATTGCATATCTTAAATAAAATTTCTCTATAATTTTTTAAATTATTACCACCTGTTATCATTATACTACCTGGTCTAAAAACTGAACACGTTGTTTGTTCATTTACGTTATGAACAAATTTAATGTTTATACCCGGGTATTTAGAAGGATTAAAAGAATATCTAAGTATATTCATGTCTGTCTGTATTTTTAATTGGTCAATCAACGAACACATAAAAGGTTGTTTAATATTTTTATCTATTTTAAAGTCAGAATTTATCATACATATTCTTATGTCTGATATGAAAGGGTTAGATGTATTAAAACAATTTATGTTTATAAGTCTTTTAAATATTTTTCTTATAGCATAAGTAGCAGAATGGACATTTGTGGCTCCAGCCAGTTGTATATTACCATTTGTAAATAATTTCAATGAAATTCTACTTTTATTTTGATATTTTACTGTTAAATAAATATTTAGACAATTATAAAACTTATTTTTTGACTCTTTCGTTTCATAACAAGCTTTATAATTTTCTATATTTATAGGGGAGTTAAATTTTGCACACATCGTCATTGTAGAAATAGACCATGTTTTGACTAATTTAAAATTAGAAAATTCTGTAAATTTTATAGATTTATGTATTTCTTCAAATTGCCTAATATGATCATTGCAGATACATTCTGTGTATTTCATTTTTGGATCACAAATAGTACAATACATAGTGATTAATACAGTTTTATATCAAAATTTTCTTTATATAGTTTTTTATAGCAATATTCATACATATAATAAAATATAATCGCATATAATATTTCTATTTTTAATGTCGTCCTTAATACAATGTTTAAATGCGTTTAATATTACAAGATTGTATCTATAATCATGATTTTTAATAAGTATGTGTATATAATAGATCAATCTTGGTAAAAAACTATTATATATATCATCTATATTTAATTCTTGAAAACTATTTATTTCATTTGCCAAATCATTGAGACAATATGCTATTATACTAAGTTCTGTATTTTTAATCATTTGTTCGGTTATTAAAATCTTATTTGTTCTATGTCCATAATAGTATCTTATTAGTTTATTTAGATTTTCAATTTGTTTTTCTTCAATATTAACCCTTGTTAATGGATCTCTAAAATCCTTAGTTTTATTAAAATATCTTATAATAGTTTCAAAATCATAATATAAAAATTTTTTATTTATTTTAAAACATGCAAATGGATATTTGAGTCTTTCATGAGATATAGGACATTCTTCTTCCAATTTAATATATTTTCTAAATTTTCTTTGAATTATTCTACAGCATGTATTTTCATTGAGTACTCTTAGAAGTAAATATTTATTAAATGAATATACATACTTTATTTTTCTAATTTTCAATATAGTTTTAATACATTTTATTGTTAATAAATTGTTAAAAAATAAAAACATTAATATTTTAATTGAGATATAATTTTATATTAATTTGTTTAAAAGAATAATAAATTAATATAAAAATGAATACATTTAAAATTTCTAAAAGAGCTGCTCATTCTGATGATAGATCTAGCATATTAGAAAAACACGATGCTAAAATAAAAGATATAGTTCTTGAAAAAGAAAAATTAGAATTGTATAAAAAAAATTTAGATAAATGTAAAGATTTTAATGAACGATACACCCTAGAACGTAAAATAGATGATATAGAAAATAATAAAAATCTTACAGAATATTTATTTAAAGTGGTTAATTTTTTAAAAGATGAAGAATCAAAAGAAACAAATTTAGAAGAAAATAAAAATGAAGGAATACATAAATTTGTTTCTATAAATTCTAGTAAAAACACGGGTGAATCTTATGATAATTTTATGGAAAAATGTCACGGAATCTCAAGATTTAAAACTTCTACCACCGCATTTATTTGTGAGATATGTAATTCTAAAACTATAAAGTGTTTATCAGAAGGATTATCAACATGTTACGATTGTGGTAATACTGAAAAGTTAAATTTAACAATGGCGCCAGAGTGGAATTCTTACGAAAATTATGATTTTATAAAACCATTCAGTTATAAAAGATCTAATCACTTTAAAGAATGGATTAATCAAATACAAGGCAGAGAAGGTACTAATATAAGTACAGATATAATACAACTATTACTTGCAGAAATTAAAAAAGAAAGAATAACAGATAAAAGATTAATAACATATCAAAAAGTTAAAGATTATCTTAAGAAGTTAAAATTGAATAAATATTACGAACATATTCCTAATATAATACATAAACTTACCGGAAATAGACAATTGATAATTTCAAATGAACTAGAAAATAAATTAATTAAGATGTTCGAAGAAATTCAAGAACCATTTGAAAAAAATTGTCCTAAAAATAGAAAAAACTTCTTAAGTTATTCATACACTTTATACAAATTTTTTCAAATATTAAATATGGATGAATATCTAATTTATTTTCCTCTTCTAAAAAGTAGAGAAAAATTATTTGAACAAGAAGTAATATGGAAAGGTATATGCGAAGAATTAAAATGGAAATTTATTAGATGTATTTAAATTTAATAAAAAAAATATTTGATAATTAATAAATGTTTACAAGAAATAGTTTAATTATTCTATTGGCAATTTTAGTAGGAGTTATAATTTACTGTACACGAACAAAATCTCTTTATTCTCTTTCTGAAGGCGCTGTCAAAGCTGTTCTTGGAACTGGTTTAATAGCCGACGGAGTAGAAATAGAAACACAAGTGAGTGCAAATGAAGATGTTTTGAAAATGTATACAGATAAAACACTTATGGGTGATCAATCTGAAAAGCCAATTTTAGAGGCAGTAACTGAATTGGATGATGTTTCTCCCTTTTATAGCGCTTCTAATCTTGCGTTTACTAATTTAAGACAATCGACTTTACAGCGTAAAACATCTATTCCGCCAAGTACGTCAGTATCTGTATAAATAACTTAATATAAAATAAATAATGATAAAATATAAAATTCTTTTATTATTTATTTTTTTTTAAAATTTGAAAAATTAATTTACGAGAAGTAAAGTATGGCAGCTGCCTGGTTTTTGTATACAGCCGTTGTTGTACCTACAGCTGTTACGTGGACTTTTCCTGGGAAGTTTCCCCACTTTGTCCTTAGACGAATAGTGTCGAAGCGGTTTGTAGGACAGCCATCTGGTCCATGAGATTTTGCAGCCAACGGGAACACATAGAAATCGCGACGAACACCAGAGGTCTCTATTGGGTTTACTACGTTTGTTTGTAGACCCATAGACGCACCGGTAGACGAAAGCATAAAAGAACCCTCTAGAACTCCAGAATGAGAAGAGGTATTGAGGAGTAACTCCGCGCTCTTGAGGTAAGCAGTGGAAGTACCAGGTGTATCATTTGTGCTCTCAGCACAGATAATAAGGTGAGAACATAGTAGAGATAGAGAATCAAGTTCGACTGTAACAGTACTGGCAGTACCAGCTGAATCAGTATGCTCAATATGCTGTGTAGTATGAAGAGTCTTAGCTACAGTGTTATTACGAATTTGCTCACGCTCGGCGTTAGACATTACGTGCTGACGATTCCAAATTTGAACTTCAAGACCTTCTGCTACGCTGACACCTGGTATCGAATTCTTATCACCGTAAGTTAGCTTTACGCGTACACTTTGATGAGGAGAACCAGCTGTTAAGTGGGCACGTTCTGGTCCACCTTGTGTAAATGATGGTAGAGGAACCCACGCGACATACGTATTCTTGGAGGATCCTAAAGCGCCGGGATTAGCCGGATCCCTTAGTACGTCTTCGTACTTTTGTAGTCCACGAGCCTGCTGATCAAATACATCGTAAGCTCCGTTTGATAGCGTGGTAGCCGCGACAGCACAAATATCAGCATTTTCAACGGTCTGCCATGTAGAGTTTCCTACCATAACTTCCATACGATCAATTATACGTGCAATAGATAGAGCTGGTAGTTCTTTAAGACTAGTGGCGCTACCAGTGAGGGTTAAATCAACCTTAATACGTGCCCACATCTCACCAATAGCATCTACATCATTGCTAAAAGTAAATGTCTGAGATGTATTAAGTGTTCCCGTCGCAGCACCAGAGGAAGGCTGAATCTCAACAAAGTTGCTACCATATAGAAGAGTGCGCTGAGTTTCTGTTTCTGGCATGAAACCGGTTACAATATCCGAACCCCCATCTTCAACAATCTCTACAACGTTACGCATGGCCTGATGACCAGTGCTAGTCCATGCTGCAATTACGGCGATACTTCCCTGTCCGGGCATTTTTTTTTATTATATATAAAAGAAAATAATTTTTAAATTAATTTAATTAAAATTATTTTATTTGAATTTAAAAAAAACTTAATTTGATAATTGTTTAGAACAATTACCCCCAACATACGTTACTATATTTGTACCAACAGCTGTTATATTTGCTACAATCTTGCGAGATGTAGAAATAACAGTCGTTCCAAATAAATTGCCGTTTGTTGATATTATTAATTTTTTATTTGATAATTTAGACATTACAAGAGAATCTTCTGCAAATTTACTAGAAGCTATAGGTATACAATAATAAGGAAATTCTACTATAGAACTTAATCCTAAGAATTTCTTCGCATTAGTTTTTAGATAAGACGCCGGTAGTTTACCAGTTACAGATGAACCATTAATAATTAAGTCCACGGAGGTAATACAATCGTAAAGCCCCGGGTTTACATTTCCAGATCCATTTGGTTGACCATAAGCTCTTGTATAATTTGTAAGTTGACCTTTTAATGTACCAGAACTCTCGTTGTCTCCATAGGCAGTTCTTTGGATACATAAGAGTAAATGCGAAGTATTAATATTTATATTTGCAAGATCTACATGAAATGTAAATTCAGTTAATTCGTTTGATGGGAAGGTTCCTATACTTAAAATACTTGAAACATTTTGCGAAGTATGTATAACAGAATTAATAACATTGTCAACTACATATTTTTTTTCTACATCCGTAAATAAATGTTTTCTAACAATTAAAGATGGTCTAAAATTTGTAATGGTTCCATTTGAAAAAGACTTAGCTTGTATTAAATTATTAAAGTAAATTTTAAGACGGACATTGTTATTGGGAGCACCAGCTTGAATAAAACTATTTATTTTATCTCCCGAACCCGAAAATATTTTAAGGTCTAATGTTCCAGATATAAAAACTGGATTTGTAGTAGGAATATTATAAGCATTCTCTTGGGGATCCGATAAAGTAGAGTCTACATCTTTTCCTCTAATAGAAGTAATAGTCTCGTATATTTCTTGAGAAGTAGAATAATCTCCTTCTGTTACAATTCTTCCTAAAATATCCTCAGCTTTTAGTGTCTCCCACAATTCATTTCCAACTCTTACTTCTACTTTATTTATAAGTTCAAGACCTAAACTCTTTGATATCGGCGAGCTTGCACTGGTATTCGTATAATCGCAAGAATATGAAAATTGAATCTTTGAAAGTGCATCGCAATCATCTGGAACAATAAAAGTAATGCTATTAGGCATATTTATAATAGTTTCACTTGATCCTAGAACTTCATCTAATATATTATCACCCGAACCATTTAGATAAACTCTTGGTCCTTGACTAAGAAATCGAGAGACTACATTTTCATCTTCACTTGGTAAAATAGTGGAAGTTACAGATTGTGAACCAGAATCTCTATATGTAAGGAATGTTAAACTTGCTGGGCTAGGCATTTATAATTTAATAATATAAATATATTTTTTTTTAAACGTTTAAAAATACTAATTTTAAAAAAAATACTATTTAAACAATGACTAATTTTGAGTGTAACGTAAGAGAACTTCCTAAAAAAGAAGTTAAAGATAAAAATAGTAAACAAGTTAGTTTTAGTGATAAGGAACTTTTAGAAGACAGTAATATTAAAAAATCAAATGTAGAACAATCAAGTAAAGAAGATATCTTTAATACCGTTAATATTAAAGCTTTTCTTGTAACTTTATTAGTATTTCTAATAATAAATTCTAATATTATTAGAAACATAATATTAAATAGTTTTGATTTTTTAAATGATAATGGTAACTTTAGTGTTTTAGGAAATATACTTATATATGTTGCTATATTTATTTTTTATTTTTACCTTTCTTCGGAGGACCAGAAAATCTAGGTTTATTTGTAATATTACCTTCCAATTTTTCAAGAAGACTAGGAATACTAAAATCTTTTGTTTCAATTTTAACATTAGATTTTGGTCTTTTCCATCCAAGTGCGCTCTGCAGTGTAGAAGATATTTGTATTAAATTAGAAGAATAATCTCTACAACAACCAAATTTACCATATCTTTCAGATCTACATCTTTGGCAAAAACCAAAAGGAGTAAGTTTAAAAAATATATGATTATTACTATGAAAATCATCTATATTCTGGCAAAATTTTGATTTAGATTCGATTATATATATTTCTTTTTCTTTAATTTTAACTATTTTTCTTATATCTTCTGCTCTGTAACCAATTGCATAATTTATGAAAAATTTTTGAATTGCGGAATATATATAATCGTCTTTTTTAATATTATCAAATCCAGATTTTTCTTCTTCTGTATCTTCTTGAATTTCATATTCTGGTAGAGAATTATGGTTTGTAATCTCTGTTTCTGAACATCTTATTGATGTATCTTTTACAGCTTTTAATGTATTGTTTATATATTCACTTGTCATATCTTTGTTCATTTCTTTTCCTATATAAACGGAATGAATTACATATACTCTATTTTCGTAATTTTTAATTCCATCTGATATACTACATTTGTCAGCTCCTAGTAAACGTATTCCATTATGTCCATATACAGTTTTATCTATGATTTTTTCCCAGTTTTCAAAAAACCCAGGTATCTTACCATATATAGTAGTAAATTTTACGACTATAACTGTTCTTATTTTGATAGCGATCTCTTTATTCACAAAAATTTCTGGCCAATGTAAATGGTACCCTTGTTTTAAATATTCAACGGAGTCTCTTTTAATTTTTTTATTTTTATCAGCACATGTTACAATACACAAAGGTTCTATATTATAAATACTTTTAATTATATCTTGTATTAAAAATACATATTCTTTTATTTCAATTTCTTCGATTGCCAGAACATCAAAATCTATAAATAACTTAAATATTTCAGTCTTAAGTTCGACTATACAATTCTTTTCAAGAATATTTTTTGCATATATATCTTGAAAAGTATCATAATCTTTATTTAAGTCTAACTTTCCCCCATCTAACATAAAATGTGTAACGGGTCTTTCTAAATCTTTTACTATTTTATCACACGAGTAAAGCCATCTTATAAGAGGATTATTAGACATTATAATTAATAATGTTATAATACTTTATATATTTTTATTAATAAAGAAATTTTATTGTAATATTACTATTAGTAGTATATATACCCTTTACAGCAGATGGAGAAAGAACTGTTCTCTTATCTTTATTTTTACTATTCATAGTGTTCATCATATCAGCATCGATCAATTTTATATTTGATATTGCATATTCGTAAATTTTATTTTCTATAAACCATTTGAAAAAATTAAGTTGACCAACTGTTGTTACTATAAATCCATTTGTATTATTTTCTTCATATATTTTCCAATTAAAAGTGGTTGGATTTATAACTATTCTTTTTTGTCTACAAAAAGGATCAAAAAATTTCTTAGAGTATGCTTTCAATTGATTTTTATAATCTAAATAAATATTAAAATGTTTAATCTCTCTAGAATTCTGTAAAGGATATATTATATTATATTTTTTTGAATAATTTGTAACTAACCAATCTATAAGCCTTAGACTAAGAGGAGTTTTTTGATATAGTATATCTTTTAAAAAATTAATTCTAGACTTATAATATTTGATAAGATAATCAATAAGAGTTTTTTCTTTTTCTGAAAAGCTCATTCACTCTAAGTTAATAAAACTAATCTTTAAATAAATTTAAAGCGTATATGTATATCATACTATGATGTCAAATCAAGTTACGTGTGAACAAACTAAAGAACAAGTTATTTTTATTCTAAATAATTATTGGAACCGTAATTATACTGGGTTTACATTTCCTCTGCCAAACTATCCATATCTTGAAAGAAAAAACTTAGATACTATTAAAAATGGAGACTATGTATTTACTAAAAAAAAAGTAAATCACAAAAGAGCTGTTTTTATGCTCTATAAAAATCATAAAGATAAAAATAAACAGTTTCTAATATTCCGTGATAATACTATAATAGAAACAAATCTAAAAATCGAAAATTCTTATTACAGAGGTAGTATTTTTGATGTCATGTATGACGAATCTGGTAAAATATGTATTTATGATACTTTTATGGCGGGTGGATATAGAGTTAATTATTGTGACTATAAAGAAAGACACGATTATGCAGAAACTGTATCTAAAAACTCTAATGAATTGTCTTTTTGCAAAATATATAATGATATTAATGAAATTAAAAATGTTAGTGAAAACGAAGAGTTATATTTTATAAATAATATTAAATATCTTGTATCCGGACAAGATAGTTCTTCATTTAGATGGAGACCTTCTGAACTTATAAACATAGGTTTAAAAGTAAAAGAGAATGAGAAAAATTTAGACCTTTATACAACAAATTTTAAACTTGATAAATTATTTGCATCTATTACAGATGAAAATGTTATTAAAATTAAAAGTTTGCAAAATTACACCGATGGTTGTATAGTAAATTTTAATATTAGAAAAGTTGAATTTAATTTTACCAATGTAGAAACTGAACAAAAATATCCAACATCTATTAAACAAATTGAAAATATAATTCTCATTAAACACGAAAATATTACTTTTCTCGAATTATCTGGATAAAAAAAATATATTTAAATTTATAAATGCGGCGAAGAAAATATTTATCAAAACCAGAACCAGTTAAAGAACTAGAACCAGAAGAACCAGTTAAAGAACCAGTTAAAGAACCAGTTAAAGAACCAGAGGAACCAGAGGAACCAGAGGAACCAGAGGAACCAGAGGAACCAGAGGAACCAGAGGAACCAGAGGAACCAGAGGA